GCGATGCGGTAGCCGCCGAACACCTGGATCAGGTGATTGACGCTCACGCGCGCGGAGCCCTTGAGGTCGCTCAAGACGAGTTCCCCGCTCTCGTGCTCCCAGATGAGGTCGATGGTGCCGCCGAAATGGTGCTCGTCACTGAGCACCACCAACTCGGTGTGCTTGACGTGCAGCTTATTGCGTTGCTTGTACTCGTGCAGCTTCGCGGTCGACCGCTCGGCGATTTCCACGTACGCGGGCGGGTAGTCGCGCACCGGGAACGGTTCGCCGGTGACGCTGCACTCCCAATGCTTATGGATGCAGGAGCCGAACGCGCCGGCCTGATCACGCACGGCAAACGGGTCGCGGCCCTCGTCGTGCTCCTTGATCGCCCACCGCATCAGGAAGTCGCTCGAGCCGTAGGGCGAGAACACGCCGGCCACCGTCGACCCGCCCGGCATCCGCCGGCCGTGGCAGCGGCACTTGTAGATGACGTGCTGCTTGGTGCGCGTAGACTGCTTGGCCCAGCGTTGGGTCGCCACTACTTACCCCTCCTGGGTGCCGGCGCGCGGTACTGCACCTTCTCGCCGTCGACGAAGATGTAGCCGCGGCGGCGGCTCTTGGAGACGTTGCGCGGCGTGCAGCGGAGTTCGTTCGCCAGCTGGCGGTTGGTCTTCGCCTCCGTCACAGCGTGTACCCCGGCTTCTCCCCGGCGACGTGGCGGGGGCGGTGCGGAATGCCCAGGCACTCGGACGTGGCGCGGCTCGCCTCTTCCTCGAGATCCCAGCCCGAACGCATCAGCGTCTCGGTCCTGTCGAGGCGCGCGTCCCGCTCCTCTGGCGTCTCGCCTACGGGCGCCAGGAAGAGGTCGGCAATCTCGTCTGCCGCGCGGTCGGTGTCGTCGTTCAGCTGCGCCGCGCGCTGACACGTAGCCAGCAGCGCGGTGTTCGTCGCGCAGCCCATCAGTGCCAGTGCCATTGTCAGTGTCAGTGTCAGTCGCATTGTCAGTCTCGAGGTTTCTGGGGAGCGCCCACCATCATCCCCGCTTGTGCGGCCTACCCTAACTGGCCCTCGCCGCACACCCACTGGTAGGGCTAGAAGGGGATGTCGTCGCCATCCGGGGGCGAGCCCCCGTCCTCCTCTTTGCCGGCGCCGCCCTCGCGCTCCGCGGCGCGGACGTAGTCGCCGCTCGGCTTGAGCGGATCCTTGCCGGCCTTGCCGATCGCGGTGATGTTCACGAACGTCTTGCCCTGGTACTCGTTGTGTTCGAGCATCAGCTGCGCGGGGATGCCGACGAGTTTCTCGGTGTCGAACTCCGCGTCGGACGACGGGGCCCTACCCGTCCACGACTTCACGAACTTCGAAAGGGACGACTTCGGGTGGATCGAGGCGGTGAAACGTGCGCTGACGGTGAGGCGCCGGCCGGGCGTCTTCTCACTCTCGTGCTCGGTCTCGAACACGAGTTTCACCTTCTCCTTCTTCCCGTACGTCCCGTCGACGAAGCCGAGGTCCACCGAGTCGACGCAGACCGCACGGCACGGGCCCTCCGGGGCGTTCTCGTATTCGCGGGGCTTGATTCTCATGGGTTCTCCTTACTCGCGGTTAACTGCCTTTAACCCCACCCTAGCGGGCGCGCAACGGCGAAGTCAACACCTAATCTCCCTTAGCTGCACGACGGTTCGCGCGGTGCAGGATTTCGCCCGCGAACCAGTCGGCGCGCGGCTCCGGGTGTGAGTGGAGCAGGTAGTGCGCGAACTCGTGTAGCGCGACCTCGACCCAACGCTCGCGGGAGTTGTGCTTGCGGTTGCGCTTCCAGCGATCAGGGCGAATGAGTTCGATGCGGCCCTTCTCCGACGTGGCTCCCGCCCACATGGGCTTCGAGTGGATGCGCTCGACGAGCACCACAGCCGGCGGAAACGGCAAGCGATAGAACTCGGAGAGACGGAGGTACGCCATCGCCAGCTTCGCCTCGTTCTCCTCGTCGAACGCCCGCTCCAGGTCGCGGACGATCACACGCGCGTCGAGCCGCTTTGGAAAGTCGAGTCTCACCTAACCCAGGTTAGCGGGTTTGGTGTGGGTCTCGCAAGACCCTAAAGGGCCTTGACCGCGCCCTAAGCCGAGAGCTAAGGTGAGGGTGTCAGGAGGAACCCCATGCCGATTTACGAGTACGAGTGTGACGCCGGCCACCGCACCGAGAAAATCGAAAAACGCCCGCAAAAGACCGCCGCGTGCGGGGCGCCGGGCTGCGGCTTCATCGCATGGCGTCGCCCCACGGCGGCGGTCGGGATCTTCAAGGGCGCCGGCTTCGACAAGGGCAACACGAACGAGCGGAGAGTGCGCTGGAACTAACAACACCGAGGAGAACCAGATGAACCAATGCAAAACGTGTCGTTACTTCTCGCCGTGTGCGTTCGAGCGAGGCGTCTGCCGCGCGAAGCCCCCGGTGGTTATGCCGGATCGCGAGACTGTGTGGCCGATCGTCGAGGAGGGGGACTGGTGCGGCGCCTACCGCGAGAAGGGACAGCGCCCGGTCGACGACCGGGAGTTGGGGATCGACTGACGTGGGGGTGAGGTTGCGCGGCCGCCTCGGCTCCGGCCCTTGTCGCCGCGCACCCCACGAACAGGGGGACGCAGTGGAGCACAGTGACTTACCAGAAGCGCCGCTGCGCCGCTGCGCCCCAGGGGCCATCACGATCTTTGCAATGCTGATCCTCGGCGCAGTCGCAGTCGAGGGCGCGCTGCATCACGAATGGCTCGACGCCGGCTTCGCGCTCGCGGTCGGGCTGCACTACGTGCGGGACTTTCTGCCAAGGAGGGACAACTGATGAAGGTCATAGTGCAAGAGGTACCACCACCGCCGCCGCCACCGGAACAAGAAGTGACGATCCGCCTTTCCCTGCGAGAGGCGGCTGCGGTGTCGGCGCTCCTGGCGAATACCATTACATGGACGGATGCGGGAAACGTCGGGGCCGTGGCGCGAGACCTGTATGACTTACTGAGCAGCCACGTCTGGAGGCACCCAGACGAGGGGGTATTCCTAGAGGAGGTCTCCCACGCAATGGTGCTGGAGCATTCACGATGGATGAACAAGTAGCCGACGTCCACGCCGGCCCGTGCCGGCTCGACTTCCAGAACGGCTCGGCGCACCTGCTGCAGTGCGCGCTGAACCCCGCCCATCGCGTGAAGGTCGACCGCGGGCACTACCGCGGCGAGATGCTTTCGCTGCTCGAGCACGGGTGGCTCGAGGGCGCAGCGCGGCGAACGGCGCAGGGGATCAAGGATGCCCAGGAGAAGAAGATCACCGCCGCGACGATCGACGCAGCGATCACCGTCTTGAAGGGAACTGAATGAACAGAATCCTCAAGGCCGCCAAGTACTACACCAACGGCCTCGGCTGGCGGGTGTTCCCGGTGCTAGGGAAGATCCCCGCCTGCTCGCACGGCGTTAAGGACGCTACGCGCGACCAGGAGCAGCTGGAGGGGTGGTGGGGGGAGGAGGGCTTCGGCATTGCGCTAGCGTGCGGCGAGCCCTCCGGGGTGCTGGTCGTCGACCTCGACGGCGATGCGGGGGCGGACTCGTGGACGAAGCTGCTCCACGAGCACGAGGGCCCCGGGGCACCGAACCCCGGCCCGATGGCGCGCACCGCCAACGGCGCGCATTCCTACTTTGCGTGGGATCCAAATTCCAACATTAGGAATAGCGTCAAGCGCCTCCCCGGCGTGGACGTGCGGACCACCGGCGGCTACGTCGTCCTGCCCCCGAGCGAGCACCCGGCCGGGGGCACCTACCAGTGGATGACGCCGCCCTGGAAGCGCCCCCTGCCGAACATCCCCACCTGGCTCGAGGAGGCGCTGGCTAGCGCGCCGCGCCGCGCCCCCGTGATCAAGCCCAACGCGGGCGCCACGGTCGGGGAGCGCGTCACGGCCTACGTCAGGCACGCGCTCGAGAACTGCGAGAAGCGCATCCAAGAGGCCGGCCCCGGCAAGCGGCGGCCGACGCTCAACGCCGAGTGCTACCGGCTCATGCAGTTCGCCTACGCCGGCGCGCTCCAGCCGATCGAGGTCAGGAACGTCATCCTCGCCGCCGCGCGCCGCGCTGGGGTCGAGGAGAAGGAGATCCGCAGGATCATGGACGCGGCCGAGGAAGCGGCCGCTCGTAAACCCGAGCTACCAACGCTCGACGACACAGGAGGTCAAGATGAGCGACGAGAAAGAAGATCCGAGCAACAAGCCGCCGCCACGCTCCTTGCAGCTAGGCGATCCGCCGGCAGCGAAGGCGGAGGTGGGGAGCCTGGGCGCGCCGGCCGTGGCCTCGATCCCCTACCTGGGGGTGGGGTTCCAGAACCCGGTGACGAAAGAAGTGATGCCGGGGACCGTCTGGATTTCGATCGTGCTCCCGAACAAGGAAGCGAAGGAGCCACAGACACCGGAGGAGCAGGCCAAGGTGGATGCGGCAGCGGCGGAGGGGAAGGAACTGGTGCGGGTGGTGGCGGTGCCGCTGACGCTGGAGACAGCGTGGACACTGGCGCAGGACATTGCGACGCTGGTGATCGAGTGGCGGAAAGCGGACGCGCTGATCGCGGACATGCTCACGACTCCGGTGGATCCCAGCAAGACCCACTAGACCTCACCGACGTCGGCGTTGCGGAAGCCATTGCGGGGCGGGACTCCTCCCGCCTCGCCTACCTCCCGGCCCAGGACACCTGGCTCTCCTACAACCAGGCGTCAGGACTGTGGGAAGGGGAGGGGCTGGGGGGGGATGGGGCCTGGCGGGCGATTGCAGACTTCGTCCGCGCGAACGTCGACACCGCGATCGAACAAGAGCAGGCGAAGCGGATCCTGCGCCTCCGCAGCACCACCGGCATCACGAGCGTCATCAAGGCCATGACGCACGAGCGCGCCTTCTGGCGCAAGCCGACGCAGTTCGACCAGCACGAGCACCTACTGCCCACCCCCACCGGCATCGTGGACCTACGGTCGGGGGTGCTCGTGGCCGCGGCGCCCGAGCTACTCCTTTCCCGCGGCACGCGGATCGCGTTCGACCCCGCCGCCGAGGCCCCCCTGTGGGACGCGTTCCTCGAGCAGGTGACCCGCGGCGACGCGGACCTGCGGGGCTTCCTCCAGCGCGCGGCCGGCTACACCCTCACGGGCTCGATCCGCGATCAGGTGTTCTTCTTCCTCCACGGGTCGGGGGGCAACGGCAAGGGCACGTTCGTCCGCGCCATCCAGCGCATCATGGAGGGCTTCTTCGAGAAGCTACCCGAGACCGCGATCGTGGTGAGGCGGGGCAACCAGCAGGACCGCGAGCGCCTGGCGGCCAGCCTCCCGGGGGCCCGCTTCGTCCTCGCCGACGAAACCCAGCACGGGCAGCTGAACGTGGCCTTCATCAAGGAACTGACGGGCGGGGACACCATGCGGGCCCGTAAGCTCTACCAGGAGCGCGACCTGTTCTTCCCCACGGCCAAGCTGTGGATCGTCGGCAACCAGCTGCCCCTGCCCCCCGACGTGGACGCCGCGATCCGCCGGCGGTGCCTCCGGGTGCGGTTCTACTACGACGCCACCCGCAAGCCTGACGGGAACCTCGACCGCAAGTTGGCCGGCGAGGCGGAAGGCATCCTGGCCTGGGCGGTGCGGGGGGCGGTGGAGTGGTACTCGACGGGGCTCCGGCCCCCCTCGTGCGTCCGCGACGCAACCGACGAGTACCTCGACGCGTCCGACTGGCTCGCCGACTTCGCGGACGCCTGCCTCGACTTCGACCCCGAGCACGAGGCCACCGTGGCCGAGGTCTGGGCCACGTACCTGCAATGGTGCGATTCCGAGCGCAGGAAGCCCGCTGTGGGCCAGCAGGCGGGCCTGACCAACGCCCTGCTCCCCCGCGGCGTCACGCGGGCCCGTAAGGGCAAGCGATGCACGCGTATGGTCATCGGGGTGAGGGTGCGACCCGGGCTCCACTGGACCAACCCGGAGCCGGGGCGGCCACCAACCGAGACCAGCGACGGGCTCCCATTCTGATGGCAAACTCCCACACATCGAGGGTTCTGGGGCAGACGCGGCAGACGCGCAGACGCCTGTTTTGGAACTCCAAAAGTTTTGAAAAAAGGTCGAATCCCCGTGAATACTACGTTTTTTTTTTCTTAAAACTCTTTTGGGAAACGCGTCTGCCGTGTCTGCCTAAGCGCCCGAGAAGGAGAAAGTGATGGAGAAACCAGACAACGACCCCGAGAGCATACCGTCAATCTTTTGGCGGGCCCACCAGGAGCGGAAGGCCGCCCTGCGCCAGGCGCTCGGACTGGATCCCCTGGCCGGCGTCACGGGCAGGCCAGCGGGGGGAGGCGGGGTGGGGGTGGGGGCTTACCTGGCGAAGCGTTGTGGCCCCCATGGGTCGAGTATCTGTCCCGTTTGCTTTCCTGGGCGCTTCGGGAAGCCTAACCCCACCGTCCAGGCCCACGGGTGCCCGACGTTCAACCCGTACTGCCAGGACTGCATCGACGGCGGCTCCCCGGAGCCGACACGCGCCCCTGACCAGTGGTACTCCCACGCCTCCGAGCAAGAGATCGTCGAGGCGCTGGTGGACTGCTACCGCGGGGGATCCTGGCAGGAGTTCCTGCAGCGGCTCCGCAAGCGGGGGCTCGAGGTCGTCAAGCGGAGGGCGTGATGACCTTTAAGGGGACCGAACTGTTGTGCTCGAAGCACGAGGGCGACGATCCGGGGTATACCGACGAACGCTGCCCAATCTGCGTCCGAGACGAGCGCATCACCGCGCTGAAGGAGGAACTCACCGACATTACGGTGTGTCTTGACGGGCTTTCCGTGAGGGAGGCTGTCGAGAAGATCGCGGCAGACAGGGAGCGCATCGCCGCGCTGGATGCGTGGTTTAAGCAACACCAACGCACGATGCCGTGGGACGTGCAACAGTCCTTTCTTGCCGCCCGTGCCGCGCTCGCCGAGGAGGGGTGATCACCACCGCCACATACTACGGTCTCCGCGTGCGGGCCGGCTACCTCTGCGAGGCGCACGAGGGGCACAACGGCCACGAGTGCCGCGGGTGCTTGTGGCACATCATCGAGGGCCTACGGAAAGAAGCCGAGTGGCAGAAGAACCGCGCCATTTCCCTTGCGTTGAATCAGTCGACGAGAAGGAGGTAAGCCGTGGGTATGTTCATGCGACTACTCTTAGACCTCAGAAAGGCACAGGGCGACTCGTCGATCCGCCGGCTCATGGACAAGGTCCAGGCCGTCCGCGCGATCCCGCCCTGCCCGACGTGTAGCTCAGAGCGTTACGCAGCGCCGCTCCAGGTCCGCCCCGGAGTGCCGCACAACTCGATCATCTGCGACCACTGCGGGCGGGTGGAGGAGTTCCCCGAGTGAAGAAGAAGCAGCCCCGCCGTCGCACGAAGCTACCATCGCCCAATGTACGGTTACTGGGCGCCTGCGCCTCGTACGCCCGGTACAAGGGCCTGCGGGCCCCACGGTGTAAATGTCTCCCGTGTTGGCAACGCTACTACAACATCCAGATGAACCGCGCGATCGAGAAGTTGATCAGGGAGGGGTGCGTATGACGCCCGAGCAAGTCGCGGTCGCGCTCGGCGGCAAGGTGGTCTGGCAGGGCCCCTCCGCCGAACTCGAGGAGCGCCGGCAGAAGGGACTCGTCGCGTGGCGCGAGGGGAGAGCGGTGCGGGCGTGGTACAAGCTGGAGCGCCCGAGGCCGCAGCCCTCGCGCAGGAAGGGGGGCCGGCGGTGAAGGCGAAGGACAAGGTGAAGCTGGTGCGCCGGCCGATGCCACCGCCGACGAAGCGTGAGCGCCCCAAGAAGGGCGGCCCGTATCGTCGAGAGCGTCAGCCAGATCCGACGCGCGACCCCCTGCTCTACATGACGCCAGGGGGCGTGATCTATCGAAGCACCGCGCGTGGGCCGGAGCCGGTTTAGCGCCGCTTAGCCACCGGGGGCGCCGGTGGTGGCTTGAACTCCACCGAGACCAGCCGGCCGGCGCTTAGCAGCGCGTTGACACACTCCGAGCAAAGGATCCGCGGCACTGCGCGCTCGTTCCGCGGCCCGCGGACCAGGGTGTAGCGGCCCTCGCGCAGGTTGCAGTTGACGCACGTCTTGTCTCGCGCGCCGCTGCGTGGCAGGGCGTCGACGTCACGCACGGGCACTACGGTCGTCCCGGCCGGCACTTCCGCCACGGGCTCAAGCGCAATGGGCGCGGTCTTGCTCCCGTGGACAAGCGAGTTCAGCGTCTCGCCGACGATGGTTCCTCGGAACTCGAACGACTCCTCGCGGCCCCCGATACGAAGGAACCCGATTATCTCGATCCGATCAGCCTCTGCCATGAGTTGTCCCTCCCCTGGCCCGGTGCCGGCAACTCGTCCGACCCCAAGAACACAACCAGGGGGCCTTGTCAAGCATGATGGCAAGGCCCGTTAACTTTTTCTTACCAGGCACCTAGCTTCGTTTCGCACTTAGGGCACAGGGGCAGCGGCTCGCGGCAGGCCGGCACCGAGCAGACGAACAGGAAGCCGCACCCCCTACAGGTGTGCGCGTTGACGTCAGCGTGCTCCTGAGGTGGATCGGGCTCGACGACGAGCACCGTGGCGCCCGTCTCGCGGTCCAACTCCAGGTGTCCCCAGCGGCCGTCACTCAGGCGTTGGCGGAAGTCTGGGTGCATCTTGGTGACCTCTCGATTGCAGCTGGAGCAAATCATGTTGGTACCTCCTCGCTCTGAACTTCGACCTCGGCCTCGGCGCGTAGCTCGGCGCCGACTGTGTCGACGAAGATCATCATTTCCCCGAACACCGCCGCGACCTGGGCGCTGTTCAGTCCCCGGAACGTGAGCGTCACTCGCATGAGAGTACCTCCAACTCGGTGTGCGGGCTGATGTCGAATGCCTTGCGCTCGCGGATCGTGACCTCCTCGCCCTCGGCCGTGGTGAAGGTCCGCGTTTTGCCGTTCATCGGCCGTAAGCGGATCCGGCACTCGTTCGAGACCAGGATCTCGTGGGGCTCGCCGCCAGGCGTGCGCCTGACCCGAGTCCCGACCTTGTACAGTGGCGCGTGTCTCACTTGGCCCCCCTCTCCTTCTCGTCGCAGTCGTGGCACAGCTTCTTCTCGGTCATCCGGCAGAGCGGCATCGCGTTCTTCCACCGCTTGCCGCAGGCCTTGCACCTGTGGCCCTGGCAGGGGCCGGCACACTCGCCAGCCGCCGCCGTCTCGCGCAGCACTCTCAGTTCCATTCGTGTCATAGTTCGTTCCCGTCCTCGTCCACGAAGCCGTACTGTACAGCCGCGCCGAAAGCCTCGTCGGAGCAGTTGCCCCCGTCGCGCTGCGCGCAGCCCAGGTGGCCGTGCCGGCAGGGCTCCATGTGCTCGGCCTCCAACTCGCGCATGATGTACGCGCGCAGTCGCAGTCGCTTGGTGTGTCCCTCGCCGATGAAGTTGATCACCGAGTTCCTGGCCGCGAGCGCGACCGCTAGATCCGGGGCCCACGGTGCATTCGGGCCCCGCTCGTAGCGGTTGGCGTTGAAGAGCCCCTGGAGCATGATGATGCGTTGCTGTAGATCGAGTATCATGGTGCCTCCTGTTGGCAGTGGTGCTGGCCATCCTGATCTGCGTCGCCTCACTGTGCTCACCTCACGAACGGCGTGCCGACGACGACGTACTCGCGGCCGTGAATCTCGACGGTCTCGAATGGTCCGCGCTCGCCGTCGATCGCGCACAGGCCGTCCCACTCGGTGCGCCAGGCTTCGTCGGCGATGTCCTGGTAACCGAGGGAATCCGGCGCGTCCGGGTGGCCGGACGTGGGCTCGCTGGATAGCTTGACTTGATACGCGGTCAAGTGGATCCCGCACGCGCCAAAGCTTGTGGCCAGGTGCATTTGCGCGAGCATCCTGGTCCCGTACCGGGCCAAACCCTCGGTAGCGTCCTGCCAGTCCACGTCATGGATTAGGTACGATCGCCGATCGGTGGTGTTGAAGTTGTACTCTGCCATGTTCCTGTCCTCCCTATTCCCAGGGTTTAAACTGCTGCGTTGGTGTCGCCGCCGCGATGCGGGCCGGCGGCTGCGATTGCCCTGTACTCAGTGTCCCAGGCGTACTTGGTCTCGTCCCCGTACCAGGCGAGCGCCACCAGTGTCAGCGCGCGGTGGTACAGTGGCCCGTGCCCGCGCGAGAGGCGCCCGTTGACGTTGCGGACAATTTCGCCGCGCGCGTCAGTGGAGCCCGTGTAGCCGAACGTCACGTAGGCCAGGTGGTGCGCGTACTCGTGCAGCACGCAGTCCACGCCACGCCACGCGCACGGGCCGAGGATCACCTGGCGCCCGTACGGAACATAGCGCCCATTGCGCGAGCCGCCCCGCCACACTACGCGCGGCGGCTCTACTCCGAACTCGGCGCTGAGTAGATCGCAGATTTCCTGCGCCTGGTGCTTGCTCTGGAGTTTGCGTGGTCGTCGCATGTCAGGCCTCCGCGAGGAGCATCGTGAGCCCAGGGACATCCCGCACGTACACGTCGCCGAGTTCACCGCCGGGGCAGTGTGGAGAGGACACGAGGCAGAACGCGCGGCTGAAGTGGTTCTTGGTCGAGGCCGCGGGCGCCTGGTAGAGCTTAAGCACGCGCCACACCCAACCGTGCTGCTCGATGACGAAGTAGGGGTTGTCCTTCTTGCGGGTTTTGCCGTACGGGTTCTTCACAGTGGCCTCCTTACGCCGTTTTGACGCGGCCCAGCAGTTCGCTTTACATCGTCCACGTTGACACCTCTTCTGCCGGCTTCGCGCCGGCTGCGATGGCCTTCGCGATGTCCTCGATCGCCAGGTTCATGCGGAACCGATGGCCGATCAGTCGCTCAGTGGCCACGTACTCGGACAGTAACTCAGGGTTCTCCCGGCCCGCGAGCATCAGTGCCGCGGGGGGCGCGAAAACGCAGAACATGCAAGACAGTCGCGGCATCCCGAGGGAGTAGGCGCGGTGGCTAGGCGTCCCCGCCTCGCGGATCGTCGCCCACACCTCGGCCTCCGTCATGCGGAAGATCGGGAACCAGTTCGTGACCTCTCGCGTACGCGTGGACAGTCGCGTGTTTCTCTCGATCGCGGGCTTCTTGGCCCGTGCGGTGCTCTCCTGGGCCCTGATGCCCAGGCAGTTGAGCACGCGGCCCCCGTCCTTCGATCGGGCGCGGATCACGCGGTCGACCTGGGCCCGCTTGTGATCGCTTGTGCAGTAGCGGGCTTGACTGTCGGGCCACTTGCCGCGATCGCGGACGTGCTCAAGCAAGTCGCCCTGCCGGCGCCGCACGATCTCGACTGGCACACCATACGCGGCCGCCTGGGCCTTCACGATCTCGATCGTGCCAGGCCACTCTTCGCGCAGCGCAGCGTGCGCCACGATCACGCGATCGAGCACGCCAGCGTCGCGGGCCGCGGTCGCGATGATGTGGAGCATCGCCTGGGAGTCCTTGCCGCCGCTACTGTTCACGACGATCAGGTCGTAGTCTTTGAGGTCGAGGTCGAGCATTGGCGTCCCCTCAGAAGTCGATCAGTCCACATCGGCCACAGCGCGCGGGCCCATCGCGGCCGTCTTCGTGCGTCAGTCGCCATACGTGGCCTTCGCGCTTACAGACCGCGGCGGGATCCTTGTCAGCGTTGGCGGCCCGCAGGGCCCGCCGCAGGTCGGCGCCGTTCATCTTGAGGCATATCGACTGCATGTCGCCGCCCTCAGTGGGCTGCCACATGATTTGCAGTTCGACGACCTGATCGGGCCCGGCCCAGTTGAACAGTCCAACGCTGGCGTGTTCGCCCCTGATTGTCGCACCCGTGAGCACTCCGTAGTCCATGGTGATCCTCCCGTTGGGGTTGTGGCCTTAGGCCTTCTCGCGCATGATCGAGCCCGGCCCGTGGTCGGCGAAGGCGATGCCGCGGTAGGTGGTCTGCTTGGTCCAGAACGGGTTCTGGGGGTCGCACAGTCGGCAATCATTGCACTGCGTGCGACCGTCTGACCGCTGGGCTGGGCATTGCATCAGCTTCGAGCCCGCTGGCGTGGTCTCGGCATTCGTGCCAGTCGCGAATTGGTCGACGACCGCGGCCGGTACCCAACCCTCGCCGATCGCGCGATCGGCATCGGCGAGATTGTCGCAGCTGGCCATTAGATGCTTCGCGAGCCAGGCATTGGCGGTCTTGCGCCAATGGTGCGTGTAGCCGAGCACTGCGAGCCCAAGGTCTCGTGCTCGCGTCGACGTGGTCGTGATCTCCTCTGCGTCGACTGCAGACGGGTCGCCGAGCGCGCCGAACCGAATGGCTCGCGCAGTCCGAGCCCGCTTCGCGATCGCGGCCGCCGCGGTATATCGGTCGGGGTTGCTGGCGTAGCCGCGGCGGACGGACGGAAACCCCATGTTCGCGACAGTGCCGTTCCACGCGTAGCAGCGGGTCTTCCGGCCCGTGGTCGGGTCGGTGTAACCATCACGCAGTCGGCAACCCTCGCAGCTGCGCCAAGCGTCTTCCTTGGTCTCGCCGATGTAGGCGGTCGGGATGACGCCCGTCTTCTCGTTCGCTGGTCTTGCTACCCAAAGTGCCTTCATGCCGAGCCAAGGTAGCAGCCACTGTGCCAAGGTCGGCGCTAGCGGCGCCTGACGTGAAATCAAGGCCTTAGCTCGGCGCTAGCGGCCGCGGCTTTGGCAATGTTGCGAATTGCCGCAGCTGTGGCGTGGCTTAACGCGACACTTAGTGCCCGTAGCTCGGAGCTTTCGCGTTCCTGCAAACGGGTTTCGCAGCTGTGCCAGTACTAACCCACAGCTGGCGTAGGCGGTCGGCGCCCCGCCGCGGGGGGCTCGGCCCGCGAGAAGAGGAGGATCGTGCGCGGCTTAGTGTTATAGTAACAGGATTACATACTTACGAGCTAAGTACTGGTAGGATCTACGGTTAGAAACGAGCAGCTGTAGGGGTTTTTCCGGGGGTTTTACCACTACCGGGGGGCCGGGGGGGGCCGGGGGGCGCCCTCGCGGCCGGCCGGCCGATGGACCGCTCCATCTTCTAAACACTGCGGATCCAACTCACGACATACACACGTCGCGTGGCGGGGGGTGGGTGACCTTGTGGGCCCCCCGCCGTGAGCCTCTCCGCGGGGCCTACGCGACCCCAGCTGTTTCCAGCAGTCGACGCCGCAACGCCTGATCGTGTCCAGGCGCCCCATCGGTGGCGTCGTTGATCTCGCGCGCGACATCCTCGCGCACGCCCAGCAGGCCGGCTGCGAGGCGCCAGCGTGCGGTCGACAGAGCCACGCCCAGCCTCGTCTCGAGCGCGGCCGTCAGCGCCCCGCGCTCGGTTCCGTCGCGGCCCACCCACCGCAACACGGCGATCCCGGCGACGACCTCCACGTAGGTCGGAAGATCAGAACCCGCCAGGATCGCCAACAGAGCCTCGATACCCATACCGATCTTCACCCCCTCTCCGCTCAGCTACTCGCACCTAACCACAAGCTAGCCGGCGCAGTCAAGTACAAATTTGTGGTGCGTGAAAATGACGGTGGGGTGTCGTTCGCAGCGAGACTCTGTTATAGAATGATGTGGAGGACGCCGCCGCCATTGCCGCGCCGGAGGAGGCGCCTGAGTCCCCCTCCCCCGCCCCCCTCATCCCCGAGGTGCTGCCCCCGGAGCCCGCTGAGCCGCACAAGAAGCGGGGCCGGAAGCCTGGCACTAAGGTCATCCGGCTCAAGAACGGACGCATCAGGGCCATTGCCCCCAAGGAGCAACCCAGCGTTCTATCCCAGGCGGAGCCCGGCTCGAAGCTCTCGAAGCTCCTGCGCGAGCACATGCGCGCCTGGCTCGAGGGCGAGATCGGCTGGCTACAGAACGAGACTAAGCGTCTAGTTACGGGCGCTTCGCGCGAGGAGCAGCCCCAGGTGAGCCTCGTGATGAAGCTCTGGGACAAACTGCTCCCAGACGCGAAGGAAGCCGGCGGCGCGGGCGAAGCCTCCGTCGTCAACATCCAGATCAACAACGTCAACCGCGGGAGGCCCACCAAGTGAGCCTCGGCCGCGACATCCGCCAGGCCATTGCCTGGGTCTTGATCCGCATTGCCGCGGCCCTGGTGTTCTTCGCGCTCCTGATCGCGTGTGCGTCATGCGGCGGGGGCGGGGGAGGGGCTGGGGCCGCCGCGCTCGGCCGCGTCCACTACGTCTACGACGACACCGGCATCTTCTCGATCACGCTCGACGGCCGCGAACTCGTCGAGGGCGGCCTCTACATCATCGGCGCCTGCAACACGACGGACGACCCGCAGACCAACGTCACCTCCCGCGGCTGGCCGCCCGGCGTGCTTGGCTCGCGGACTGACTTCTGCCCCGGCGCCCCCTACCGACTGATCATCACGCAGGCCGGCGAGGCGCTCGACCTCGACATCGAGGTGGGGCCGCTGCCCGCCGCGTACACGTTCCTCTCGGTGCCGCTCCAGCTGCATCTGGTGGCGAGCGACCACTGGTCGTACCCGGGGCGCAGCGCCGCCTACGGGTCCGCGCTCCGCGAGTGGCGTTCGGACGGGCCGGTGCCGTGGAGCGCGGTCGAGCATAACGGCATCACGCTGCGGCGCGACTTCACCGGCTACTCGGTCGCGGGCTTCATCGCCAACCCGACGCCGCTGAACCACGCCGAGACCGTCGAGCCGCGGTGGCTCACGCTACCGCGTGGCGCGATCCTCCACGCGCACGAGCGCCTGACCGTCTGGGAGAACGGGGTGGAGGTGCGGTGAGGGTGCGCGTCGACCTCTGCCTCCGCATCGCCTTCATCCTCTGGGCGCTGTTCCTGGCCGCCCGCTGCCCCCTCTACTGCTCGAGCTTCTGATGGACCCATACAATCCCAACGAGTCCGTCATCCCGTTCCACGAGAGCAACGCCGAGGTGAAGGTGCTCTGGGGCCCGGTCGGCTCCGGCAAGTCCTCCGCCGCCGCTTGGGAGTTCATCTTCCAGTGCCTCGAGTCGCCGGTGCCCGTGCGCGGCGTGGTCGTCCGCGAGAGCTACCGCGAACTGATGGACTCCACGAAGGCCACCTTCATGGAGTGGTTCTCGGACATCGCCGAGTGGCGCGAGCAAGACAAGATCGCCGTCGTCACGCTTCCCGGCCCCCACGGGAAGCCCCTCAAGCACCAGCTGTTCTTCCGCTCCGCGCAGCGCCCCGAGGACGTGCAGAAGTTCATGTCGACGGAGTTCTCGTTCGCGTGGCTCGAGGAGGTCGTCCCCGCCTACCAGCAGAGCGGCACAATGGGCGCCGGCCTCCCGAAAGAGGTCTTCACGATGGTGAACATGCGCCTCCGGCAGAAGGGCGCGCACCGCTTCACGATCGTTCTCACCTTCAACCCGCCGACGCCCTCGCATTGGGCGTACTCGGAGTTCATCGAACCGAGCAAGGAAGACCTCGAGCACCGCGGCTACTGCGTGGTGTGGCAACCGCCGCGCGAGAACGAGAAGAACCTGCGCGAGGGCTACTACGACAACATCAAGAAGCGCCTCGACGCGGATCAGGCTCGTCGCTTCGTCGAGGGCGAGGTCGTCGCCTTCTGGCCTGGCGAGCGCGTCTACCCCGAGTTCCGCGATCACTGGAACGTCATCGACGGCCTGATCGACCCGATCCCCGGCGTCGACCTAGTGCTCGGCTGGGACTACGGCCTGACGCCCGCGACGCTGATCACGCAAATCACGCCGGAGGGGCAGTGGCGCTGTTTGCGCGAACTGCAGTCGTTCAACAGCGCGATCGACTCGCACTCCGACTACCTGCGGTCGATGCTGAACGAGTACTACCCCGGCTACGGCATCCGCGGCTGGGGCGATCCATCGGGCTCGCGCCGCGCGGAGTCCGACCTGACCACCGCCACCGCGGTCGCGGCCTCGAAGGGCTTCGACATCCAGCCCGGCGCCCGCGATTGGGTGCCGCGCAAGGAGGCGATGAAGCAGCGTCTTGAGCGCAACGTACTGGGTAAGCCCGCTATGGTCGTCTCGCGTACGGGGTGCCCGATCTTCACCGAGGCGATGCTGGGCGCCTACCGCTACCCCAAGGGCCGCGACGGGCGCATCGGGGCGCAGCCCTTCAAGAACGAGTACTCGCACCTAGTCAACTGCGCCGAGTACATCGCCACCAGGGAGTTCAAGATCACCGAACGTAAGCTCCCAACGGACCCCGACCAGATTCTCGAAGGTAGGGCGGCTCTACCGAAACTTAACCCGCTCGCCTCGCGCCGGCGCCGAACTAGGCGCAGTTGGATGGCGAGTTAAGGCCGTTTGTGCTAGAGTTAGAACAGGGTTTGGAAGATGGCTAAGAAGAAGACCTCCCCCCGCACCCCCGCCCCTGCCCCCAGGAAGAAGCGCCGCGGCCGCTACACTGACGATTCCCAGGCCCCGGCCGTCGCGGACAACCTGGCGAACAAGCCCGACGCCCACGCCGGCTCTGGCGGGGCCGACGCGGACTCCCGCTCGCTGGGGGAGATCCTCGAGACCAAGCAGTTCATCGACCGTATCCACCGCTGGTGGAAGCAGTCGAGTGAGGCCAGCGTCAAGTGGCGCAACGCCTACATCGAGAACTGCAAGTTCCTCTCGAACGATCAGTGGAGCGACGAGGACAAGTCGATCCTCGACACTGAGGACGGCGGCCGCCCGCGCCTCGTGATCAACAAGATGCTCTCGCCGGTGCTCACGATCAGTGGCGTGCAGCGCGACGCGAAGCAGGAGACCGCACTGGTCGGGTACGAGCCCGGCGACAACGAGGGCGCCCGCGTCTTCGGCGCGCTCGTGAAGTGGGTGAGGGACAAGAACCGAATGCCGCGCGAGGACTCGAAGGTCTTCCTCGACAAGATCCACTCCGGCCTCGGCTTCTGGCGCTTCTGGTACGACTACCGACGCAAGCCGCAGGGCGAGATCCGCTGCACCCGCGTCAACCCGCTCAACGTCTTCTGGGATCCGAACTGGCCCGAGTGTGAATGGGCCGACTGCGAGTACGTGATCTTCGCGCAGTGGTACACGCTCGAGCAGGCCATTGCCGCCTGGCCCGAGTACGAGGAGCAGATTCGCTCCCGCTTCGGCGAATGGCTGAGCCCCACCGGCGCGCAGAGCGTCCAGGGCCGCGGCGAACTCGCGGGCGACTCGCAGGCGATCCGGCGCGACTTCTGGGATCCCCAGACGCAGCGCGTGCGGATTCTCGAGGTGCAGTACAAGGAGACGATCACCGTCCCGGTCGCGGTCTTCAAGGACGGCGAGGTCATTTCCGATCCCGACGAGATGGATCAGTTGCGCCAGGTCATGGAGGAGATGGGCGAGAAGGAGGGCGATCTGGTTCGCATCGTGCGCCGGCCCGTCGAGTCCTGCCGCTGCGCGTACCTGCTCGACAACATCTTACTCGAAGACAAGGACTCCGAACTGCCCTTCGACGACTACGGCTTCTACCCGTCACTCGGCCTGTACTTCTGGCAGCTGCCCTTCGGCATGGCCGACGTGATGAAGGATCCGCAGCGCGAGAAGAACAAGCGCCGCTCGGCCATCACCGAGATGGCGTCCCGCGGCGCGCACAGTGGCTTCTACAATAAGAAGACTGGCGGCGCGGATCGGTCTGACATCGAGAACTACGCCTTCGGCGCCGGCGTGGTGATCGAGTACGAGACCGAGATGCCCAAGAAGATCGACCCCGACGAGATCCCGCAAGTTCTCATCTACCTCGAGAAGCAGGCCGACGCGGAGATCCACCAGTCGGTGAACGTGAACGACGAACTGCTCGGCCAGACGAACCAAGTGACTGTCAGTGGGCGCGCGATCAATGCACGCCAGCGCGGCGGGCTCCTGACGCAGAACATCTTCTTCGACACCTTCGCGGACGAGATGACGGAGGTGACGCGGCTCCTGGCCCGAATGATCAAGGACAAGATGACCGCCGCCCAGGCGTATCGCATCCTCGGCCTGCTCGCCTCGGATCCGCGCAACCAGAACGACGAGGCACTGGCGCCGATGCGCGAAGCCGACTCGGCCGACGTCGAGCGTCTCCTGTCGCGCGCGTTCAGCATCGACTACGACGTCGTTGTCACCATCAAGCCGTTCGACGCGACGCAGTCGCAGGCCGTGTTCCAGAACTTCCTCGACTTCGCGAAGCAGGTTCCGGTCCCGCCCGACATGCTCGTCGCCGCGGCCACCAAGGCCGGGCTCATTTCCGCCGCGGACGGGCAACGGCTCCAGCAGTCGCTACAGGACCACGAGCAGGGCCAGCCCGGCGGCGGCGTGCCGCTGCGCGACACCGGGTCGCAGCCGGGTCCAGCCGGCGAAGGGCCGGAGGGTGGGGCGGTGGCGGCGCCGCAGCCCCCAGGGATTGGAAATCAACCACCGTTCTGATACAAGAACGTAGGAGGAGATCACATGGCACTCGAAGCAGGCGAAGACCGTGCCCAGCCGGGCGAGCACGTAGAATCCGGTAACGACGTTTCGGCGGACGCTTCGTACGAAGTCGACATGGGCTTCGGCGAGGACGAGCCGTCAGCGGACGAGGGCGGCGAAGCTGCCGCCGACGAGGGTGCCGACGCCAGCGAAGGCGAAGGCGACGAGTCGCGGGCCTCCTCCCCCGCGAGCGGGGAGGGCGATGATGCGGGCTCGGCCGCGGAGTCCTCCCCATCTTCTTCCATCCCGCGCGAGGTGCTCGACCGCCTCGAGCGCGCGGAGCGGCGAGCGAACGACCTGGAGGCGAAGCTGTCGGGTGCTCTCCGCGATCCCGCGAAGGCCGCGGTCTCCGATCAGCCGCCCAAGCCGCGCGACAAACTCCAGACCGTCGACGACATGATCGAGTACATGCGCTGGGAGCGCGCTCGCGACGAGCAGGCGTTCCAGGCGCAAGTCGCGCTGGACGCGGCTCGCGTGGCCTCCGAGCAGCGCGCCCGCGGCGAGTTGTCGGTGACGAACATGGGCGACGGCAACGACTACGATTCCATGGTCTCGCGCCACGTCGCCGACCTGGAGGCCGCGAATCCTGACCTGCGTCGGATGTTCGATGCGTCCAAAGACCCCGCGGTTGCTCGCTACACGTTCGCGTTCATCCGCGAGATGAGCGAGCGGTTTGGCGGAAATCCGGCGAAGACCTTCAACGAGATCCGCAACTCCATGAAGGCCCGAGCCAAGGGAGAGGAGGACATCGTGAAGAAGATCGACGAGGCCGCAAAGAAGGGCGCGGCCCAGCTGCGCGGCAAGGTCACGCGGCCCAGCAAGACGCCGACGAAGAAACTCGACGTCGACACGATCAACAGCATGTCGGACGACGAGTACCGCGCCTGGGAGCGCCGGATCTACGGGAACTAGGCTTGCGTTAAAACCACGTTTCTGATAACGTGGAGTATAGAACGGCGGTTGAGAGCATACCGCGTCGAGAGAGATCAAGGAGACAGACATGGGTGCTCTTACCGGAACTGGCAACGTACCCCCGGCAGTAACCAGCTGGTTCAACCGCGGGCTGCTCATGCGCGCGACGCCCTACCTGGCGCACGGCATGGTGTCCCAGAAGAAGCCGTTGAAGGGTCGATCGGGTAACCAGATCGTCTTTCGGCGCTTCAACGCACTGAGCCTCGCGACCACGCCTCTCACCGAGGGCGTGACCCCGACCGGCTCCTCGCTGTCGAAGACCGACATCAGCGCCGTCCTCGCTCAGTATGGCGACTACATCACGGCCTCGGACCTCGTGCAGGCCATCGTCGAGTCCGACGTGCTGCGTGAGGGGACGCAAATCCTCGCGGAGCAGACCGGCCAGACCCTCGACGCGCTCCAACGCGACAAGTTCGCCGCCGGTACCTCGGTGTTCTACGGTGGCAACGCCGCGAACCGCGGCGCGATCCTGGGCGCAACGCAGAAGATCAGCACCGCGTTGCTCGATCAGGTCATCCGGTACTTCGGCCAACAGAACGCGAAGTACTTCAACCAGATGATTTCGGCTTCGGATCGCGTCTCCACCGCCCCGGTTCGTCCTGGGCTGTGGGCGATCACCACGCCGGAAGTCATCTTCGACCTCGACAAACTCGAGTCGAGCGGGTGGCAACCCGTCGCGAAGTACGCGAGCCAGGGCCCCGTCCACGAGGCGGAGCGCGGTGCGTACAAGAACATCCGCTTCATCGAGTCCACGCAGGCCAAGAACTACCCCGGTGGTGGCGGAAGCTTCGACTCCTCGAACGCCAAGAGCACTGGCGGCCTCGCGGACGTCCACACGGTCCTCATCTTCGCGCGCGAGGCGGTCGGGACGGTTCCCCTCGACAATATGTCGCTGGAGAACATCATCCACCCCCGCGGCACCGCGGGCCCGGCAGACCCCCTGAATCAGGTCGGAACCATCGGCTGGAAGCGGACGGGGACCGAACTGATCCTCAACGACAACTTCATGACCCGCATCGAGTGCGCGGTCGGGAACACGGCGTAAGCCTGACGACAACTGGCTAAGGCACAGGGGCTCCACCCGGAGCCCCCAAGGCCCACCCAAGGAGAAGGACAATGAGAGACGTTGCACACGCACAGTTCACCAGCAAGGCCACCGCCGCCGACTGCTACGTGGTTCTCGGCTTCGTGCCGGTTTCCGCGGAGATCGTCATCGACATCGACGGCTCGACGCCGTCGCCGTGGGTGCTCCGGTGGTTCAACGAGTCCAAGTTGACCAACTGGACGGCCGCCGTCGCGCTCAAGCAGCAAAACGTGGTCGACAACGCCACCACGGGCAACTCCAGCCAGGCGAAGGTCGCCGCGCTCGTCGACAAGCACGCGGGCGGAAGCACCGCGGACGGCACCACGTCCTACGTCGACCGCACGGGCGCCGCACTGACCAGCGGCAAGGTCACCGGCCCGGGCCTGCTCATCAAGGCCGCGGCCCAGGTGAACAGCGGCAAGAACCTGATCAAGGCCTACCGCGACGACATCTAGGTCTGATCGTTCGATCGTAACCCAAGGGGCCGAGCCACCGAAAACGGCCGGCCCCTTTCAGTTTCAAGGAGGAGAGACAATGCCCAGGAAGCGCACCCACGCACAGGAGATGACCCGCCTCGCCGAGGCGGTCGACAACATTCCCCCGCTCGAGCCGCCCAAGAACACCTGGACGCCCGACACCGAGGATCCCGTCGCCGACGCCGAACTCGAGGCGAAGGTTGCGGACGCGAAGGACCGGGAGAGTTCCGCGTCCGATCACGCGAAGGATCTTGAGATCGAACGCCTCCGCACCGAACTCGAGAAGGCGCAGGGCGCCGCGCTCCTCCTGCAGGCCAAGATGGAGGGGGTCTTCGGGGACTACAGCAAGTTGAAGCCCGACCATCCCTTCGAGGTGATGATCCACACCCACGAGGAGCCCAGCAAGAACTTCGACGTGCCGGTCGTCCACAACGGCGACACGTACTGGTTCAAGCGTGGCGTGCCGCAGCGGGTTCCCAAGTTCGTCTACGACATTCTGAACGAAGCCCGCGTGCAGGGCACCACGCGCGTGGTGAACCCGGAGACCGGCAACCCGGAGACGTTCACGTACGACATGCACCGGCACCAGTTCTCCGCGCGCCCGCTGATGGAGTAGGAATGACGTCCCCCCATTCACTGCACAAGCATTACCACCAGGCTCTTAAGTCAATGGGGGACAATGTTCACGGGCACGCGACAACCCCCGGCTCGCACGACAACCCGCCGGTGAGGAAGGCGCACCCAGGCTTCAAGGCAGTCCAGGCCAAGATCGCCGCACGCGAGGGGGGCTCGAGCGAGAGGGCCGGGGCCATCCTCGCAGCTTCCACCCGCCGCGCCGGCGCCGCCGCCCGCAAGGCGAACCCCAGGCTCAACAGAGTCAAGTAAGACCCGCATGACTGAGTGCGGGCGGATGAGACAATGACCGCCGCAGACCGACAGAGAATCCTAGACCTGTACCGAACCCTCACCGGGGATCGTTGGCCGCTGCTCGCGGCGCAGGGCTGGGTCGAGAGTCGGTTTGACGAGGACGCGGTGAGCCCGAGCGGCGCGCTCGGCATCGCGCAGTTCATGCCCCAGACGTGGGAGTGGGCCAAGATGATGGGCTGGGCCCCGAAAGGTTCCCTCCCCACCGACCCGCGCACCGCGATTATCGCGCAGGCGCACTACATGGCGTTCCTCGACGTCAAGACGGGTCACAACACGCGCCGCACCCTGGCCTCCTACAACTGGGGGCTTCGTCACGTCATGGACTGCTTCGATCGCGACGGGGTTCATTGGGAGAACTACATCCCGCGCGAGACCTACGCCTACATCCGCCAGGTGCTCTGCACCAAGGACTACATCAAGGAAGGACTGACCCCATGAAGAATCGTTACGCAGTTGCATTCGCCGCCGCGCTCCTCCTCACGAGCCTGGCCTACGCCGGCACCCTCCGGCGCAGCGGCCAGGTGAGCGTCACCACGGCCGCGGCCATCGAGATCGGCGACGCGGACCCGGGACGGTACTCGATCTGCCTCTCGAACGACGACGTCACCAACCCTGTGTACTGTGGTGACTCTACCGCGTCCTCGACGACCGGCAAAAAGCTCTCGCCCGGTAACTGGCTCTGCATCGACTCGAAGGCCCAAAGCGGCGAGCCCAGCGCCCAGACGTCGATCTGGTGCCGCGCGACGGGCTCCACGGTCACCGTCAGCTACATCGAGTACAGCAACCAATGAAGCGCCTCCTCGCAGCGTTGCTTCTACTCTTCACCACCCAGGCGTTCGCTGATTGGGGTGGCGGACTTTCGGGAGATTACAACCACTACCTGCTCTCCGAAATGACCCCCGGGCCGAACGTCCATTGGGCCATGTCGGAATCATCTGGCCCAACCATCGCGAACAGCGGTTCATCTGGATCGCCCTATAATTTGACCGCGGTCAACTCTCCGACGTTTGGCTCGCCTGGCGCCAACCCGGCCCACAAGACCTCCATCATTTTCAACGGAACCACTCAGTACGCGAACGTCAACAGAAACGACACCGGCACTGGCCCGGGGGATCTTGGTGGAGATAGAACATTCGCGTGTTGGGTAAATCGTCCCGTTTCCGGGGGGGGGACCACCGGCGCCTCGATGGCTGTTCTTAAGGCGCTCACCGGCGCGGATACGGATAAGATATGGTTTCTTGCGTGGAACAATTCCGATGTTGTAGTCTTTGTTGTCTACAACACAGCCGGAGCCGTCTATCAAATAGCAACGGGCGCGACCGTCCTGACGCGCGGCACCTGGCACTTCATTGCCGCTACCTGGCAATCGGCAACCCCCACCAGCACGGTCTATCTCGATGGCGTTAACGATGGCAGCGACAGCGCCACGAACGGTACTCGTAACAGTAGCCAACAGTGGTTTGAGGTAGCCCGCCTAGAGCAGGCAAGTACTATTTATCTTGGCGGGAGCCTACAAGACTGCTCCATTTGGGGTCTTAATGCCCTTTCGCCAACGACAATCGCAACCCTGTTCAATAAGGGTGTGGGCGGCAACGTGCTGCCCTGGCGCGTAGAGTTTCACGTTCCTCGGTATAGCAATCCTGGCTACCTAGAGAAGGTTGTCAACCGAGGATACCTCACGGGATTGTTTCGCGGAGAGGTGATCCCGCAGCGGGTGTTTCTCGGTTTCGTGCCCTTCGGCATGGAAGTGCCGCGAGGCGACCTTCGATAGGGGTGTCCCATGGGAGACGAATATCTTGACGGGAAGCGCGCCGCCACACTCGAGACGATTCAGGAAAGCCTCGACGACCTCAAGCGCCGCCTGTTTGGCGAGTACGACGACGGTGAGCACGGTGTCGTCGCCGGCCTCGACAAGCGAATCAGGAACCTCGAGACCTGGCGCGCGGTGGTGGTCGGAGCCGTAGGCGTCCTCGGGGTGTTCCTCGGATGGTTGGGTAGGTTGATTCACCAGTAAGGAGATCACAGTGAAGAAGATCCTCGCCACTTTCGGTTTGCTGCTCGCGTTCGTCACCACGGCGCTCGCGGGGCAGGTGAACCTTCTCTCGTCATACTCGAATCAGGTCAACGCAACTGACGTGCAACTGTCCGACCTCGACACCACGACCGTGGTGACGGGCACCTCCGACAACTCGCGGTTCGTTCTGTTGACGCTCGTGGCGAACAATACGTCGACCCGCGACGCGCAACTCACCATGAAGATCGTGCTCGACGGCACGACCACGTACACGCAGCTTGTCGAGATCAGCGCGGGGAACCACACGATCCAGTTCCCGCTGACGCTCGCCAGTCTGTCGATCGCGTCCCACACCCTGGTCGTCAAGGTCAATCAGAACACGGGCCCGATCATCTTCACCACCGACAGCTACCTCGGCGTCTTCTCGCCGCTGGAGGCTGGCACCTATCCGTCGTTCCCGATCCAGACCGAGAACACGGTCCTGGCTGGCCCCGCCACCGCCCCCGCCGCCGCCCCGGCATTCCGCGGCCTGGTGAGCGCCGACATCCCCAACAACGCGGCCGACACCACGGGCAACGCCGCGACGTCTACCGCGCTGGCTGCGGATCCCACTGACTGTGCCGCGGGCCCCCCGCAGCAGTACGCGAAGGTGATCGGCGCCAACGGGAACCTGACCTGTCAGGCGATTGTCTCCGCGGACCTCCCGGCCACGATCGCCGCGAACACCACCGGCACGGCCGCGGCCCTGACCGCCAACGGCGCGAACTGCGCGGCCGGCAACGCGGCCGGCGGGGTCGACGCCGCGGGCGCGGCGGAGTCTTGCGTCCCGCAGGGACACGCGATCGAGGAGGAGGGCGGCGCGCCCCTCACGCAGCGCGACACGCTGAACTTCATCGGCGCGGCACTGACCGCCGCGGACAACGGCGGGAGCACGCGCACCGAGGTGACCCTGTCGCAGTCGCCCGCCTCCGCGTCTGTTGTCGGCACGGGGCGCACGATCAATACCACCGCACCAATCACGGGCGGCGGCGATCTGAGCGCAGACCGGACGATCGCGCTCGGCACCCTTGGAACCGACCAGATTCAAACTTCCGGCACGGGCAGCGGAACGAACAAACTCGAGGGCGTCATCAACGTCCAGACCGGGAGCGTTTGCACCGGCGCGAACACCACCGAGACGGACCTGTTCTCCTACACCCTCCCCGCCGACACCTTGTCCGCGAACGGCAAGGCGATTCGGGTCACCGCCATCGCCACGACCGCTGCGAACGCGAACAACAAGACCATTCGCCTGTACCTTGGTACGCAGGCGGCCACAGACACTGGCGCGACCGCCTTCAACAACACCGACGTGTTCTCGACCTACACGGCAATCAGGACTGGTGCGTCAACCGAGGAGAGCATGGGCCTCGCCTCCACGGCCAGCAATGGCAACGTCCGCGGCTCTCGTCTTGCGGGGACGCAAAACACGGCCGCGACGATGACCATTAAGATCACCGGCCAGAACGGCATCGCCTCGGCGAACGACATTTGCGCCAAGAGTCTCCTGGTGGAGGTGCTGAACTAATGACCAAGAACGAAGTACTGGCCGAGGTCGGCAAGCGCCTCGGCGACGACAGCGCGAACTTCCTCTCTGACGTGCTCTCGCCGATCTACGACGAGACCGTCTTCGAGATGGCCGCGAACGGCTGCATCCTGACGCTCCGGCAGACCACCACGTTCAGCCTCGTCTACAACCAGCGCGACTATTCGCTGGACGCCGCCTCCGGCCTGGGGACCGACATCTTCCCGATCGAGGTCCAAAAGCTGATCGTGCCGCAGTGGGGCGTGGCCGGGATCCTCGAGCGTAAAGAGGAGCGGGACTTCGACGCCATCCGTATCTCCCACACCGACTCCACGGGCGCCGCGGTCCCCGGCCAGCCGCGCATCTGGCGCATCTTTCCGAACGAGACGAATCTGCAGGTGGACCCGGTGCCGGATGCCGCCTCTGCCGTAAGTTGCGAGATCACGTTCATCGCGCCCCCAACCATCCTCGCCGATGGCGACCCGGTCGCCGAGATCCGCCGCCAGTACATCCCCGTGGTGATCGCCGGCATGATGACGCACGGTCTGCAGTTCCAAGACGAGACCGTGACGAACCTCTTTGACGGCAAGACCGCCCCGGTCTTCTTCGAGGCCGGAATGGCGCGGATGAAGGAACGGTCGTTCGCGGAGCCCGGTCGGGCGAAGCGAGTGAAGAGGCACCCGGTCTACTGAGATGCGATGGAACGGCTTCCGATCTGGCCTCTGGGTCGCCCCGGGGAACGAAATGGAGATCCCCGGCGACGCACTCACGCAGGCCGATAACGTCGAGTACATGGTGAGCGGCGGCATCCGCGGCCGGCGCGGCATCACCGGGTACAACGCCTCCGCGCTGGGTGGGTCGGTGAGTTCCATCTGGCGCCACTACCCGCGCACGGGCTCCCCCACTCTGATCGTCGCGGTCGACACCGGCGCGGCCATCGCCTTCTACGCCGGCAACGACGGCGCCGGCACATTCGCCGCGATCACTGGCGGCGGGGGTCTCACCACCGGGAAGCTGTGGTCGTTCGCGACGTGGCCGGCGAAGAACAAGACCTTCATGGTCGACGGCGTCAACGCCAAGACGTACGACGGCTCCACGATTGCCGGCGGGCCCGGTGCGATGAAGCTCGGCCCGTACGTGACGGTCCATAAGAACCGCCTGTGGGCGACCGACCCGAACGAACTGACGTACTCGGTGTACGCGTCGGATGTCGACGACGAGACAATCTGGGGCGCGCAGATCAGCTGCAATGACAACCAGGGCGGGGTCATCACCGGAGTCCACTCCTACCAGGGCGCGCTGATCACGATGAAGTCCACCGGGCTCTGGCGCTTTCTCGGCGACCCTTCGACCGCGTCTGAGTTGACCAACTACAGCCACCGCGGCAATGTCGCCCCGCGCTCCGCGCAGGTGACGCCGTTTGGTATCATCTACGTCGGTCTGGATGGCGTGTATCTCACCGACGCGCAGGCCGAGAATCCGCTCGACCTCTCCATCCCGATCAAGCCACTGTTCGTCAGTCGGGGCGCCAACGTCGTCTATAGCTCCGCGGTCGGCATCTGGAACCAGTCCAAGAACCAATACTACCTGAAGCTCGACCCCGCGAGTACCGACTTGTACGTCCTCTCGCGCGTCGAGTTCCTTGGCACGCAGGCGCCCGCGTGGGTGTGGAGCAAGTTCACCGGCGTGGCGGGCATCTGTGGGGTGGCGTGGGGGGCGGGGAGCGACGTGGGGCAGGTGGTGTTGGGGCGGAGCGACGGGTACGTGGACTACCTCAACAGTGGCGTGAACGACAAGGGCGCCTCCTATACGAGCGCCATCACGACCTCGCGGCGCCTCATCGACGCGAGCCGCCGCACGGGACGCGCCTACCGGGTGCGGGCACTGTACCGCGCCACCGGGCAAATGACGGGCGAGATTCTGTACGACAACAATGGCACCGGGATCAGCTTCTCGGTGTAAAGGAAGGGACCATGGCCGACACGGTTTACAACAAGGGGAAGTACACGATTCTGAACTGGCTCGCGAGCCAGGCAATCAAGGTCATCCTCCTCAAGAGCAGCTACACGCCTAACGCGGACCATAACTTCGTGTCGGACCTCACGCCCGCCACGAACGAGTTGTCTGGGACGGGGTACTCTCGCAAATCCCTCACGGGCCTCACCGCCGTGCAGGACGACGCGGGCGACCTCGCCTACCTGGACGCCGACGACGTGTCGTACACCGCCATTAACGCGGGGACGATCCAGTACGTCGCCTTCTTCATCAACACCGGCGCGGACGCCACGTCGCAGCTGATCGACCTCATCGACCTCGGCGCATCGCCATTCACCACGAACGGATCGGACGTACAGCTGGTGGTCGGGGCGCAAGGCATCTTCAAGGTATAACCAGTGGCCCTCGTTCTCGACACCTGGAGGGCATCGGCCAGCAACGGCTCGAGCGCCGGGCAGTCTATCACTTGCGACCCCGCGTCGCGGCTCCTGCTCGTCTGGATCTACCGTGGCAATACGTCGTCGGGCGCCACCTCGGTGACCTACAACGGCGTGGCGATGACCCGGAAGAACGGGCGCGCCAGCGGGACGGAGTCGGTCGTCGAACTGTGGTACCTGGTGGATCCCCCAACGGGTTCCTCTTATAACGTCCTCGCCACGTTCCCCAACTCGCACGCCAACTACATCGTCGCAGAGTCCTGGCTCGGCACGAGCCCGATCGACCCATTCCGCTCCACCACGAGTTCCGTGGGCTCCGGCACCACCATGTCCACGTCGCTCACCGCCGGGCAGAGCCATTCGACGGACAAGGTGGTTGGCGGAACCGTCTCCCATACTCCGAACACCATGAGTGGGGGCAGTGGCGTAACCACCGTCCTCAGTCTTGCCTACCTCACGTACGAGAGCCTGTACATCAGCCTTCACGCTGGGTACAAGAACGGCAGCAATTCGTTCCTCACGTACACGACATACCTCTCCGGTTCCGCAAACTGGGCCCAGGTCATCGCGTCCCTCGTGGCCGGGGACAGTCTCTCGCTCACCACCCCATCGTCGACCCCCTCGGCCGGCAGCGTGGCCTTTGCGGGGTCCGGTGTCCAGGTAATCAACCTCACCACGCCTGCGTCGATGGCCCGCGTTGGGTCGGTGTCGTTCGCGAGTATTCGCGAGGCGCGGACCACCATCACCGACTTCTCCCAGAACGGGCGATGGATCGCGCTCGCACTATCGCGCGCGGGAGACGGGGCCGACTTCGAGGTGAACCTGATCGACGTTGACGTGCGACTGCGCGGGAAGAGGGTTTGGAGGGACATCTAAGTGTCGGTCGGTATCACGCCAATCAAGAAGGTGCCGGATTCGCCTGGGGCTGTGATCCTGTTCATCGAACAGTTGAACAGGAACTTCACCGAACTGAACACGCAGATCGCCGCCACACACGGTAGTGCGCCCAATGTCCTATACGTCGAGCCCGGCGCGAACATGCTGAACATGGTCCGCATCAACTTCGCGTCTGTGCGTGACTTTTTGGTCGGAAAGGGCAGGCCCGATATGGGGTTCAGTGTGGAGTACGGACCCCTCACTGACCTTCGGTTACAACAGTTGAACGACTCGTTCTACAAGGCACTAGCGGCTATTTAGCGCCCAGAAATCCTGGTATGATGGCAGGGTAGGAGCCCCCAATGGCATACAGTACCCCATTCTCTAAGACCTTCACCGCGACGAGAGCAGACGCGGGCGTGCCGGCTCCGCAAACGTACACGAAGAGTGTCCAGGTCGGAGGCTTCCAGCAGCCGCAGCAGGCGGAACAGAAGCTCCCCTCGGCGTCCGACCTGTACTCGGCGTTCACGAAGCAGTTCGCGCAGCCCAAGCCCATCGCGGCCCCCAGGTCTGTGGTTCCTCCTGCGATCGTGGCCCCGGTAGCGCGGGCCGGCGCCCCGATCACGCCCGCGGTCGTCCAGGTGCCACAGGGTGACTACCAGGCCCTGCAGGACGCCTTCTACCACTCCGCGTACGACCCGGTCTCTCGAGACCTCGCCATTCAGCGAGCCCAGGAGATGGAACGGGCGAAGGGAGACCTTGCCAACGCCGGGCTCGCGGACTCCGGTGTCGGCGCCACGACCCTCCAGAAGATCGGCTCTCAGTACGCCGAACGCGACCTCGCCGCGAGCGAGCAGGCCGCGCAGCAGGCCGCCTCGGCGCGCTACCAGGCGGAGATCACCATTTCCTCGCAGAACGCAGAGTACGCGCAGCAGGCCGGGATTCAGAACGCGCAGAACGCGCTCCAGTTGTCGCTCGCGAACGCGGGCTTCTCGCTCGAAGCACAGAAGGCCAATGCGTCCAACATCCTCCAGGGAAAGATCGCCGACACCCAGGCGTACCTGACGACCATGGGGATCAACGCGGACCAGGCGAGCCGGTGGCGCGACGACTTCTTGAAGTTCTTCGGCGAGAGCACGCAGGCCGCGGTCGAGATGTTCAACGGCTACCTCCAGGGTCGCAAGCTGACCTTCGACATCAACAACGCCGCCGCGCAGAACGCGCTCGAGCAGCGCAAGATCGACCTGCAGCGCCAACTTGGTCTCGCGCAGATCGCGTCCGAGAGGGATAGGACGCGGATGCAGGTCGAGGCACAGTTGGCCGACGCGACCGCGAAGGAGTACGGCACCTACGCGGCGAGCACCCTGCTCGGATCGTACCGACCCGAAATCGCCAAGGCCGGAGCCGCCGCGACGCGCGGTGTGTTTGGGTTCTAGGAGGGACGCATGGACTTCGGAGATTTCCTTCGCAGCAACGAAGACGCGCAGCGCGCCAACGACGAGGCGATTCGGAAGAGGCTCCTCCAGCAACGGGAGGAGGAGGCCAGACGCGCGGCTCAGCAGGAGGCGGATCGCGCAGCGGCGAAGGAGGCGGTCGGCCAGGCACGTACCCTACACGACCTGACTGGCGCCCTACAGAAGCGCGAGCTACTGCCCCTCGCGCAGCAGCAGGAGAACGACGTGGCGCAAGAGGCCGCGAACAAGGAGCGCCGTCAACTGATGATTGACAACTCGAACCAGCGCGACCTCTTCGCGAAGGAGAAGGAGCGCAAGGCGGGCGAACTCGACTCCGGCCTCGCGTTGCAGCTGGGCCAGGCGGGCATCGACCCGGCCGAGTACATGAAGTGGCGCGAAGCGGCGCGGAACCCCGCCACCGCGGACCAGGCCACGCACGAACTTGGTCTGATGCTCGGTCGCGTCTCGGAGAACGACGCAACCCTCGCGCACTCACTCGCGGGCGCGATCAAGCAGGACATCCCCCCGCTACAGCCTGGCGCCAAGGACCAGGCCGGCGGAACCACCCACGGCTTCGCGCCCGGTAACGGCGTCGCCGCCCCGCTCCCCTCCGCCCCCGTCACCGTCCCAGGCGCCGGGGTCGTTCGTAGCGAGAGCGGGCAGCAGTGGGTGCTCGGCCCCAATGGCCAGATCGAGCGATCGACCTACGATCCGAACAACCCGAACCCCCCGACTCAGCCTCCGCTCCGCGAACAGATCCAGGCGGGGCAGATCGGCGAGCCGCCCGCTCCGCCGCCGCCAGCGGCCGCCAGGCTGGCCGCGGGAGCCGTGGGTGCCGCCCAGGATGTGGCGAGCGGAGTGGCGGGCTACGCGAAGGCCCAGGCGCCAAACCTCGCCATCGCCGCAGACGCGCTGACTAGCGGACCCAAGGCCGCCCTCGACGCCGCCGGGAACGCCATCACGGGGGTCGCCAAGCCCGCCGTCGAGGCCGGCATGAAGGCGGCCGGCGCTGTGGGCGACACGCTCGGCTACCAGCTACAGGACAAGATCCACATGGCGACCGCGCTCGCGAAGGAGTTGTTCGCGAAGGGGCTCGACCGCAAGACCATCTACGACCGCCTCGCGGCACACTTCCCCGACCTCGCCAGTCTGGGACCGGGGGAGGCAAGCGCGGCCGAGATCCCGGGTGACACCGTCAGCGCCGAGGAGAAGGCCCGCAGGATGGCGGCGATGGGCGACCTGTCGCAGCCGGCGCCAGTGTCGGCGGCAGCGACCGCCAACGACCGGCGGGCGCGGATCCAGGCGCTCCTCGACCAGCTGCCCGACACCCTGCAGAACCGGCCCCAGCGCATCCACCTGATGAACATGCTCGACCAGGCGACTTACGGGAGGTAAGCCGTGAGCCTTCTGGACGAGATCACGGGGCGCGTGATCCCGCCCGACCCCGAGGAGGATAAGCCCACCGACGTACTCGCCGGGGTCGTGAAGCGGACGGAGCCCGCGCCCCTGCAGCTTGCGCCCCTGGTGCCCCACCCCGCCCCCGCCAGCACCTCCCCGCTGGCGTCGTTTTCCACGAATCCCGCTGTTCCGCAGACTGCGGAACCCCCCAAAAACGCGGAACAGCCTCGAGCCAGCATCCTCGATCAGGTGGTCGACACGGTCACCACCCCCTCGAAGATCGCGCCCCTGCTCCTCCGCACCGCCTCCGGCTTCACCGGCGGCGGGCCCCTCGGCGCTATCGTCGGGGCGCTGGGCGAGACCGGGGCCGAGGCGATCGAGAATGTGGCCGGGCGGCGCCAGGGATTCTCCCCGGTCGAGATCGCGGGCGAGTCGGCCATCGGGGCCATCCCCTTTGGGAAGTACGCTGAGGGAACCTCCACGCTGGGCAGGATCGTGCGGGAAGCGGGGCGGGGGGCGGCGGCGGTGTCCCTCGGCGAGGTCGCACACGAGGGGCGCCTTCCGAGCACCGGCGAACTCGCACTCGGCGCCGGCGTGGGCGCGCTGGCAGGCGGCTACAGCGCGTACCGGCACCCGTCCCTGCCGACCGCGGAGACCCCTCCGCTCGCCGAGGACTTGATCAAGAAGCCGGAGCAGAACCTGCAGGCCAGCTTCGGGCAGACGAGCCGCTTCGCCACCGAAATCCCTGAGACGCAGATCCCGTATGGGGAGTTCATGGCGCTCCCCGAGGAGTCGCGCCGCTCGATCCTCAAGAGCTACAACGACACGGCCTCGAGGTCGTACGGGCGCGAGGCCATCAAGATCGCGGGCACCGACGACCCACAGGGCGTCGTCGACTTCTTCCGCGAGCGCGCCGGCATCAAGTTCCCTGTCGAGGTCGTTAAGACCAACGACATGCGCGTCTACGGTTACATCGAAGGTCTCCGTAACGTAGTCGCCGGCAACGAGGACGCGTTGCGGCGCCGCGGAGTCAGGATCGCGATCAACCCGGCATACGTGAAGACTGCCGAGGACCAGGCCGGTACCCTGATGCACGAGTTCCAGCACCTCGAAGACGCGCTCCGCGGCTTCCAGTCGCTACCGATCAAGAAGTTCCCGGCGGTGACGGCAGCGAACGCGCACCTCTCCCTTGAAGACGTACTCGCGCAAGTCAAGCACGCGCCGCACCACGAGGGCTACACCGACTTCGAGGCGAACTTCCCGCAGCGCCCCCTCGACATCGCGCAACCGCTCGAGGGCCAGGCACGCGAGTTCACCGCGACGAACGCACGGCCAAGCATCCTCGACGACATCATGCGGACGTTCGCGCCCAGTAGTCGGACGGAGGGGGCGGGTCGTGCTCACGCGCTGCTGCGCGGCGGGCAGGCGAAGGCCGCGCTCGACGTCAGGCTCATGCGCGACACCTTCGAGCCGGTCGCCCAGGAGTTTGAGCGTCTTTCCCAGCAGCCCGGATTCCGCGATGCGTTCGTCGATGCGTACGAGCGCGGCGGATCGAACGCGACTCGCGAACTCGCGCCCGAGTTCGTCCCGGTGATGAAGCAAGTGGAGAACATCTACGATCAGGTGTACTCGGTGCTGAAGCGCCAACGCGCGGACCTGGGGTTCCACGAGTTCTACCTCAACCGTGCGTTCACCGCACCCGAGGGCGAGGAGGCCGGGATTCGCGCAAGCCAGTTCCTCCGCACGTCGGGAGCCATGGGTCAGGAACGCGGGTTCTTCAAGAGGCGCGCGTTCCAGTTCGAAAGCGAGGCGCGGGCCGCGGGGTTCACGCCGATCGAGCAGAATCCGATCCGGCAGTTCATGCACTACGTCGAGAGCGCGAAGGACTTCGAGCAGCAGATGCTCACCTTCCG